AGAAGCTAATACTTATTTTGAAACAGTTCCAGATTCTTCAACTTGGACAAATAAAACAGACGATCAAAAGAATCGAGCACTCATAGCATCCACTAGATGGCTCGACAGCTTTGTATTTTATGGAGATAGATGTGATGACGGACAGGCATTAAAATTTCCTAGAAATAATTATCAGGTAGATGGTGTTGAATTGGCTTGTTCTACAATTCCAAATAATATTAAGTATGCACAATATGAATTAGCAAGAGCATTGGCAAATGATACTGAAGCTATGACAGGGAATACAGGAACAGCAGGTAACTTTGAAGAAGTAAAATTAGGTGATATTCAGGTCAAATATAATACTGATAGTCAGGGAACTGGTTCTGTTAATAATATTCTTGACGTATATCCTTGGTTACAAAGCTACCTTGGTGCGTATATATTAGGTGGAGCTGGTAGTTTTCAAATGAGGGTGGTTAGAGGATAATGGCAGGTCAACTTGATTCATTACTAAAAAGTGTAGCTAAACAGGTAGTAGCTGATTTAGGTAGTTCTTTAGACTCAACTATTAACTATATAAAAAAAGGTAGATCAAGTTATAACATTGATACTTCAGAACAGATTACGATTGATACTACCTATTTAAATTTAAAAGTTCCTATTGAATTTGTTAAATCAGAAGATGATGAAGGTAAAGAAATTAGACAAGCAAAGATTTATATAACACCAGATTTGATTGGTAATAATCAGGTAGATTTTGATGACGAGATCCAGCTGACATATGCGGGGGAAACAAAAACTGCACAGATCTATGATATTGATACGAGAAAGGGTGGGCAGGTTTATTTGTTTACAGTATTGGTGCGATTCTAATGGCAAAAGATTTTTTAAAAAGTGATCCTATTGGAGATATGGAAGCTCTTATTAATAATGATTTTAATACAGTTATAAGAAAAGCACACGCTAGTCTTTCTACTAAAACATATAGTCCAGTTTATACAGGATTTTTTGCCTCAAGTTGGAAGGTTGCAAATAGTCCTATACAAGCAACACAAAAAGTAGAAAACTTTAAACCTTGGGCTGACATAGCAAAACAAGGTAAAAAAACAAAACCGACAAATCCAAAAGTACAAAAACGGTTTCCTATTAAAAGAGTTTTTGATATAAAAAAAAGTGTTTACATTGGCAATAGAGCTAAATATGCTAAGTATGCTTTAGAGGGAGGTAAGATTCAATATTTTGTTCAAGGTCGTTTAGCTAAAATAATACGAGATAATATGAAGGAGAAAAAAGGTAAGCTATTCTTATTAGGTGCAAAAGAACAAACAGGAGGTTTTGGTAACTTAGCTCCTGGTATTGGTTACTCTGACGTACTTTAATTATGACTTTAGTAAAAACAAGAGCAGCATTTGAAAAAGCAGTTACAGATGCAGTGATAGACGCAGATCCTACCGTTGCAATGGTTTATGACAACGTTACTTTTACAACATCAGGTAAAACAAAGAAGTATGTGATGATGATGATTAATTACACTCAAGCAACTTTACAAAATCAAGGAGCTTCTTCTGATTATTACTCTGGTGTTATTCAATGCAATATTTACGTCCCAAAAAGTAAAGGTACAAAAGATTTATCCGCAATAGCAGAGACAGTTATTAATGGATTAACTTCAGTAAATGCTTCTACTTATGTCGATAGTTTCAGTGTAAAACCAAGAGTACAGGATATAAACGGCCCAACAATGCTTGAAATCGAAGATAGAAGTCATTTCGTTGGTGTAATATCTTGCCAATTCTCTACAAATGCCTAGTATAATAAAGTAGCAATACTTATTTTATGACAAGAGCAATCGAACTTTTAAAGAATAGTTTTGGTGTTAGCCAGCTATATCAACACGATGTAATAAAAGATGGCAATATTATATTCAGTGTTTATTGGCATCCACTCACTATTGCTGAAAGAGAATCAATACAAAAAAAATCCATAAGTGAAGATGCAAATGAGTTTGCTTTACAACTTATGATTGAAAAAGCATTAGATAAAGATGGTGAAAGACTCTTTCAAGATGGAGATAAAGCATCTTTAAGAAGAGAAGTAGAAGCAGTTATCTTACAAGAAATACAATTAGCGATGATAGAAGCTGGTCAGACTAAGGAGGTATCAGAGGCTAAAGCCGATTTGAAAAGCTAAAAGCCAATGGAGATTTATATATTCATTAGCAAAGGAATTAGGTAAAACAGTAAATGAATTATGTCAGACTCTTACTTATGAAGAGTTACTAGGCTGGTATGCTTTTGCAGAAATGGAAGCTGAAGATATAAAGAAAGAACAAGACAAAATACAAAAAGGTAGTGCTATAAAAGGAAGAAGAAGGTAATATAGAGTAAACATTTTAATTGTTATAAAAAGTGGCAGATTATCAGGTCAATTTAGAATTAGCAATTAAAGGTGCAAAAGATCTACAAAGAACTAGATTAGAGACTCGATTATTACAAAGCAGTATAAGAAACTTAAATAGAGACGCACAAACCCAAGGAAGAAAAGTTGTAAAGAATTTTAATAACTTATCAAAAGAAGTTGGTCGTGCTCATCGGGCAGTAAGTGAAGCAGCCATAGGAACAGATCATTATAGAGTTGCTATAAAAAATGCTGTAAAAGTAGAAGAACAGTTTAATAAACAGTTATCTAGTAAAGAAAAACTTTTTAAAATAGAAAGACTTGCTTATAAAGAAGGAATTAGTTTCAGTCAAGCAAAATCAAGAGTTATACAAGAAGAAATAAAAGCAGAAAATGAATTAGCAAGAGCGAGGCTTAGAAGTAGCGGTGTTGGATCTGCTCTTAGAAGAGGAGTTGGAAGTGCAGTAGGAAGTGGAATCATTGGTGGTGGCTTTCCACTTTTATTTGGTCAGGGTCCATTAGCTGCTGCTGCTGGTGGTGTCGGTGGTGTAGCTGGTGGTGCATTAGCAGCAATACCAGGTATGGGTCAGTTTGGTTTTGCACTATCTATTGCTGGTACAGCTATTGGTTCAGCGATGGAGGATCTTACTGAAGCGTTAAAAAAACCAGAAGAAAATATTGAAAATTTAATAAATAAGTTAGGGCTAGTTGGTACGCCAACAGGAGAGTTGGCATTAAAACTAGAGAAAGTCGGTGCGACTTCTAGTGCAGCAAGAATTTTATTAGACGAATTTAATGAAAAGATGGGTAAATCTCCAGAAGAATTACTTGCAACGACTAAACAGCTTACAGAGTTTAAAAACAAAATAAACGAACTTGGCACGGAGATTACTTTATTTTTAAGCACAGTATTAATTCCATTTATTAATGCCATAGGAGGTGCGTTAGATACAAGTAAATTGTTGAGAATGTTAGAAGATAAAGTAGGAAAAAAAGAGAAATTTCGTATTCAACAAGAAATAGTAAATAAAGCAAATATATTTACTGATTCGATAATTAGAACTAATAAGGCAATGGGTATAAAACCAGAGAAAACAAGATCCCAAATGTTAACAGAATTTATTGATCTAGGTCTTAAAGAGGCTCTTGGATTATCTATTTTTGACGAAAAACCTATTACTCCAAAAGCGGGAGGAGGAAAACCACCTGGTAGTGATTTAGCAACACAAACTTTTCAAGATAGAGAAATAGTTCCTTTAAAACAAGCACTTCAGATTGAACAAAACAGATTAAATATTAGTGGTGAAAATTTAACATTTATGAAAGAACAGTTTGAGCTTACAAACTTACAAAAAGAATTAGAGTTCTTCATCAATGAAGAAAAACAATTTAATAATGGATTACATGATGAAACAATACAAAAATTAGAAGCTGAAGTAAATTTACAAAAACAAGTTGTTGCAAATGCAAAAGCATTAGCAGACCCTATGAAAAAAGTTGCAGATCTAATTCAAGTAGAAATGGGTAATGGTATAAAAGATTTAATTAAAGGAACTAAAACATTAAATGAAGTGATGGGTAATATGCTAAATAAAATGGCTGATGCTTTTTTAAATTTAGCTATTTTTGGAAATATAGGAGGTGGTTCTATAACGGGTGGGTTATTAGGATCTATTTTTAAAGCAGATGGTGGGCCTGTTAAAGCTGGTGGTAGTTATATTGTTGGAGAACGTGGGCCAGAAATGTTTAGCCCAGGTGTATCAGGAATGATTACACCGAATCATGCTTTAGGTAGTGGTACAAATGTAGTAGTAAACGTAGATGCTTCTGGTTCTTCTGTTGAAGGTGATGAAGATAGAGGTAGAGAACTTGGTCGTCTTATATCTGTAGCAGTA